ATGAAGCTGCTGCAAGAATACCTGGACCCGTCGATCGCGAACCTCACCGAGTCCAAGAAAGTCGGTGGTGACCTGTACCTACACGGCATCATGATGCAAGCCGCCCTGAAGAACGGCAACGGTCGCGAGTACCCCGTCACTGAGATCGCTCGCGCGGTTCAAGAGTGCCAGGCGAAGATCAAGGCTGGTCAGTTCATCATGGGCGAGCTGAATCACCCAGACACACTGAGCATCAACCTGGCGAACGTCTCGCACGCGATCACCGAGATCAGCATGGACGGGAACAACGCCGTCGGCAAGATGAAGCTGCTGAACACGCCATCCGGTCAGATCGCTAAGGCGATCATCGAAGGTGGCGTTCGTCTCGGCGTCTCCTCACGTGGCACTGGCAACGTGAACGAGGGCGGTTCGGTGTCGGACTTCTCGTTCGTCACGATGGACATCGTCAGCACGCCGTCGGCTCCTGACGCGTACCCGAACGTGGTGGCTGAAGCCATGGGGTCGAAGAAGATCCTGAGCCTGGCTGAGGCCGTTGTGCACGACAAGAAAGCACAGCAGTACTTCACCCGTGAGATCAACTCGCTGATTGAGGCGATCACCAAGGGCAAGAAGTGAGCATTCTGAAGGACCTCACTGAGAAGGTTCACACCCTCAAGAACCCTGACATCAAGCCAAAGGGCGCGCCAGCCGACAGGGCCCGCGCGTTCGACAAGGTGCACGGCGCCACCGGCAAGCGGCCTGACCGCTCGGTGCTCAAAGCGATCGCGCGCGACCACCAGTACTACTCGATCGACGGCAGCAACGAAGGCGACTACATGCAGGTGTTGGTGATGGGCGGCGTCGTTCCAGACATCGACATCGGCCGCAAGTACCACGGCATCAACGTGCTGTTCATGGCCGACGGCTCGGTCACCAAGTCGATTGCTGACAACATCGCCCAAGGGCAGTGGCGCGAGGACAAAGAGAAGATCATCGCGGCCGCCAAGAAGCACTGGAAAGCCGGCACGATTGAGGCGTTCGTGAAGCGTGGCGGTGACGCGCACCTGCGTGGGCCTGATGACTATGACAACGGTCACAACCCGTACAGCGCGAACACGCCGCACGAGGCGCGGGCAAACGACTACCAAGGTGAATCCATGAAGCCAACGTTCAAGCAGTACTTGATGATTGAGGCGCCTGCCACGCTCACCGCGGCGCAGAAGAAGACTTTGCTCGCTGACTTCAAGGAATGGTCGGGTGGTTTCACGCCAGACGAATGCCCTTGGCGTGGTGATGACGAAGACGACTTGTCCGTCAGCCAATACATCGAGTTCGCTCTTCCAACTGACCTCCCGCAAGAGGCGGCCAAGGACTTCTTGCAGAAGTTGACTGAAGGCAAGAAGGGCAAGTTTGGCGTGAAGATCGGTGGTGTGTACACGGAAGACACGTCCTTCGGTTTTGAAGATCGTCTGAACGCGCAGAAAACGGAACAGGAACTCAAGGACGCCGGCATCAAGCACACGCGAAATGCGAACTTCGGTATCTTCTATTTCCACTTCGACTCCCCGTCGGATTTGAAGAAAGCCGTCCGCCTTGCGCGGAAGATCATCGACAAATCAGCAGAAAGCGAATGGAAATGAGCATCCTACAAGAACTCATGAGCCTGACAGAAGCAAAGGCCAAGACGGAACCGAACCACGACGAGTGTGTCAAGTTCGTTGAGGGCTGGGTTGCCATGGGCGACGCTGAAGAGATGGCTGAAGAAGGCGCAAGCCTCGCTGCCATCATGAAGCAGTTCTGGGGCGACGTCGATGACGACTCCGATCGGCGTGCTGAGGCCAAGAAGATCGGTTTGTCGAAGGCGATGGCCAAGGACATCATGGCGAACACGCTGGACAACAAGGGCATCGAGCTCGGCCGGCCACGATCAGATGAATCGCTGACTGAGAAGGCTGATTATGCCAGCGAGCGCAAGCCAGGTTCTGGCGCAAAGCTCCGCTGGCTGGTAAAGCTGAAGCGTGGAGATGGCAAGCCAATCGAAAAGAAGGTCACTGCTGCGACCCGTCAAGCAATCAAGAACCACTTTGCAGACGACTTCATCAGCGCTGACCCGATGGACGACGAAGACGACGACACCGTCTGACACAACCGGCGTAGGTAAATACACCCGCCACAACTGAAAGGAAACCGCTATGAGCGACCCAAAGGAACAACTGAAGAGCATGCTCCAAGACCTGATCAACGACCGGCCTGAGCAAGCTGAAGTCACCATTCACGACTACCTCGTCGCCAAGACCCAGCAAGCCGCTGGCCTGGCCCCAGAGGAAGTCACACCGGTTGCCGACGAAGTCGACGCCGAGTGAAGCCGATGCGCCCAAACCTCACGGTTTTTGGGCGCATTTTCGAACTGCCCGCTAAATACCACCACATGACAAAAACACGAAAGTGCTTGTGTCGCGCGCAGAATTCAAGTCGTGTCAGCGAACGCTGACGTTGTCAAACATCAAGGAGAAAGCATGGACGAAATCCTGAAGAAGCTGCTCGAATCGGAGCTGCTCAGCGAAGAAACCCGGGCTGAAATCTCTGGGCAATGGACCGCCGCTGTCGAAACCTACAAGACGCAAGTGCGTGAGGAAGTTTCGCTGACCGTGCGTTCGGAGCTCGCAGAGCAGTGGATCGCTGAACGCGACGAACTCGTTTCGAAGGTTGACGCCTTCGTCTCGGAAGCGCTGCTCAAGGAGGTTGCAGAACTCAAGTCCGACATCGAGCGCTTCCGCGACCTCGAAGCCGAGTACGCTGAGAAGCTCGTCGAAGAGAAGCACAAGCTGGCTGAAGAAGTCGCATCTGAACTCGACCAGCTGGTCGACAAGATCGACAAGTTCTTCGAAGTCCGCCTGGCTGCTGAACTCGAAGAGCTGGCTGAAGACATCCAGATCGTCAAGCAGAATGAATTCGGCCGCAAGATCTATGAAGCCTTCGCTGGTACGTTCGCTGTTGCGCACGTCGACGAAGACTCCGCCGCTGGCAAGCTCAAGGTCGCCGAGTCCAAGCTCGCTGACGTCGAGAAGGCCCTGGCAAAGGCTGAAGAAGCACAGAACACGATGGTGCGTGAAGCCAAGCTGGACAAGCTGCTCACAAACCTGACGGGCAAGAAGCGCGAGCAGATGGAGATGGTCCTCAAGAACATCGAAACTGCAAAGCTCGAGGAGTCCTACAAGTTCTTCATCGGACGTATCCTCAAGGAAGAAGCAGCTCCGGCCGCGGCTCTCGTTGAAGGTGCTGCTGGTGAGAAGAAGACCACGGTGGTCACGGGTGACACCGAGCAGGTCGTACAACCGACCACCCAAATCGATGAAGGCTTGTCGCGCATGAAGCGTCTCGCCGGCCTCGCCAAGTAACCTCTAAGGAGAGAAAAACATGCAACTCATGGAAAACTGGACCGCAACCAAGGAAGCTCTCCTGGAAGGTCTCACCGGCTCGAAGAAGAACATCGTCGCTACCCTGCTTGAAAACCAGAAGCAGCACCTGATGGAAACCGCTGGTGGTACTGCAGTCGCTGCAGGCGCCGTCGCGAACTTCCAGAAGATCGTCATCCCGATGATCCGCCGGATTCTGCCAGGCACCATCGCTTCGGACCTCGTTGGCGTTCAGCCAATGTCCGGCCCAGTCGGCCTCGTGTACAGCCTGCGCTTCGCGTTCGCTGAAGCAGCTGACGGCAACGGCGACGCGTCGAACGACATCTCCGCAGGTGATGAAGTCTTCGCGAACAACAGCAAGATGAAGCGCTTCTACTCGACCGCGAACGTCGGCACCGCAGGCTATCCGCCAGCTCTGACCGCCGCTACGTCGACTGGCGTCGCTGCAGCAACCGCTGACTACGAAGGCTACGGCGGCAAGGCACTGCGTCTCTCCGTCCTGAAGCAAACCATCACCGCCGGCTCGCGCAAGCTCCAAGCCCGTTGGACGATGGAAGCTGCTCAAGACCTGAGCGCACAGCACGGCCTGGACCTCGAGTCCGAGCTGACCGCTGCTCTGTCGGCCCAGATCGCTCACGAAATCGACAACGAAATCCTGACCGACCTGCTCGCCCTGGCTGCTACCGTTGGTACGTACGACTTCGCTGTCAACCCAGCGCCAGTCACCACGTACAACTTCATCGGTGACCGCTACGCTGAACTCGGCGTGCTGGTGAACAAGCTCGCGAACGAAATCGGCGCCAAGACGCGTCGTGGACCTGGCAACTGGCTGGTCGGTTCGCACCTGATCACCTCGATCCTGCAGTCCGCATCGAAGTCGGTGTTCGCACCTGCCGTCGCTGGTTCGTTCGACTCCCCAGTCGGCAACAAGATGGTTGGCACGCTGAACGGCCAGATGAAGGTGTACTCGTACAACTGGGGTCTGAACGACGCCTGGACGATCGCCGGTGGCGTGAACTCGGCTGTCGGCGCTACTGGCGAAGACATCCTGATCGGCTTCAAGGGCGGCAACAGCGAACTTGACACCGGGTACTTCTACTGCCCGTACATCCCGCTGATGAGCACCGGCGTGGTCATGGACGCAAACACGTTCATGCCAGCAGTCTCGCTGATGACCCGTTACGGCAAGGCCACGTTCACGAACGCTGCCTCGTCCCTCGGGAACTCGGCCGATTACTACGCACGGATCCGCGTGACGAACGTCACCTTCAGCTAATCCCTGAAGCGAAGAAACTCGTGGCTCCGTAAGGAGCCCACGACCTAAAGAGGGAACCTTCGGGTTCCCTTTGTCGTTTCCAGGTGTTAGAATGTGGTATGCAAAGACGAGAGCGTATCTGTGCCTGCGGGAAAGTGGAGTTCACCTTCACCCGTACTGACACGTGTCACGATTGTCATTGGGCTGCGAAGAGGACCGTCGGTATTGCTCGAGAACTGGCACATCTCTCCAGCCTCTACTCTGAGATCGATGGCCCGTTTCTGGATCAGAAAACGCCGCATAGGCACTGGACCTTCACGCACGAGTGCGGAACCCGACAAACCTGGCGGTACGGAAACATTCTCAAGCAGCTCAAACTCCGCCCAGACAAGGTTCCTTGTTCTGCTTGTGGTGGCAAGGAGCGAATGTCGAAAGCGCTCGCTGCCTTCGTTGAGAAGTATGGAATTAAGGACATCGAGGTCTGGAAGCGGTACTCGCAGAAAGTGCGAGGGCTGACCGAGGTTGTGTACAAGCTGAACATTCAGACGATCAACCCACTAGGCCACAAGCGAACCCGCGGCTCGACGGGCTGGCATCTCGACCACCGCAAGCCGATCATCCAAAGTTTCCTAGATGGCGACCGGCCAGAGTTCGCGGCTCGGCTTGAGAACCTCCAGATGATGGAGGCGTTCGCGAACTTGAGCAAGGGACGGAACATGAGCCAGTGATCGTGACGCCGGCCTAAATACGAGGCACTGCAAAGCAGACCTGAACACCGCATCTAGCGGGATCACCCGGCTGTATAATGCCACTAAGGAGAGAAACTCATGCAACTCATCGGCTCACTGGTAGATCGCCAAATCGCGATGGAACATCAGCGCGCGGTTGCTAAGGATCCCGAGCATGATAGCCTGTGCAAGGTATCCAGCGAGTACACGAAAGGCGGGGCAGCGACGATCACAGTCACCAGCTCTATTCTCGACAATCCGATCATCAAGCGTCTACTTGCCGAGGCAGCATGACAAAGAAGGCAGCATGACAAAGAAGAAGTACGAGCCGCTCGACATCCTGAGAGCCAGAGTCCCGCGCGAGGAGACGCCAACTGAGCCAACTGAGCCTGGTGACAATCACCCATTCCTTGTCCTGGAGGTCATCGACGCGGATGGCGTTCACGGGGTCTTCGGAGTCAAGGGCGTGACAGATCTCGACAAGCACGTGGACAAGCCGACGCACTTCATCCTCACGCGGGCAGAAGCCCCAGGGTTGTCCGAGAACACGCGCTTCATGGTGGAGCAAGCTCTCTCCCTTCCACTGTCCATCATGGACGAAACAGCGCCATACTGGACCACCGTCATCCAAGCGAAGTCCACCATGATCAAGATCGCCGAGGCGCTTGTGGCTGGCGGGTTGCACACAGAACAAGGCATCGCTCGGGCTCGCCTTCGTAAGGGCCCACCGCTCGACAAGAGCTGAAGGACTAGCCCATAACAAAAGGGAACCTTCGGGTTCCCTTTGTCGTTTCCGGGATCATCACATGGTACGATGCCGGTATGACACGGAAATTCCCTGATGAATTCCAACTGCAGCGGGTCGGGTACTTCAAAGCCGAGGATGACCCGAGTGCGGTGACGTACTGCGCCGACCGAAACGCCCTGTTCGACCAGGCGGTGAGCGGCAAGCTGTACGTGAAGTTCATCGGTGGAGATCGCAAGGGGTCGATCGCGCGAGTGCAGATTGATCCCGATTACAACCACCGGCCGGCCGAAATCTCGGAGATGCGGCGGTACTCGAGCAGCGAACAGCGGCTGTTCGAGATCACGAACACGTGGATCTACGGCATCGCCAAGTGGGACAAGCGGAAGAACAGCTGCCAAGTCTCGCTGCCAAACGATGAGGTGATCTTCCTGCCGAACTACGAAGGCCCTACGGTTTACGAGATGTTCGACAAGAAAGCAGCCAAGGAAAAGCTGCTGAAGAATCCAGATCAGCGTGACATCGACGGCCGGCCGCTGGCAGTCGGCGATGAGGTGCTGTACATCAACGCGAGATACGGCAGCGGGTTCGTGCTAAATCACGGCACCATCAAGGAATTCAAGGTCACCGCCGATTCGAAGGGGCACTCCTTCGTCACCATTGTCAAGAACGACGACGCTGACGAGGAATCCTCAATCTCGTACCCATCACAGATGATCTGGAAGAAATGAAAGCCTGGACCCTCCGTCAGCTGAAGTTCGCCCATGAGGTCTGCTTTCCAGAGACCTTCATCCGGATCTGGAGCCAGATCGAAAGCCGAAACGACGCGCTGTACCACGTACACGAGCTGAAGAAGAACGGGCTGCTGCCCTGGATCTTCATGTACAGCCGCGCGGACTACGAGAACGGTCTTGGTGACATGATCGACACGCTGCTGACCGAACTTATTGGAGACTACGAATGAGTGACCGCCCAATCGCAACCGACGCCCTGCAGACGCTGGGCATGATCATCGACGAGACGCAGAAGCGTGACGCCATCCACTTGGCCGTGATTCCCGTGCAGGCAATCGAGAAGTGCTGGCCAGGTCAGCACGTGAACGAGATGGGGAACACGACTCCCGTGCCGACGTCCGAGTTCGTCGGCATCGTCGATCCGTTCTTGACCGGCCCGGTGCATCCAGGTCAGTGGTTCTGGCTGGTGATCTACCCGCGCAAGATCACGTCGCTGCGGCACGTGTGGAGCCACCCAGGCTTCCCAGAAGAGACGCTCACGACGTGGTTGGCGCCGGCTGGCTTGAACCGCACACCAGCTGAGATGGTGGATGAGATTCGGAAGCGCAAGGCGAAGCTCACGGCTCAGGAACATGCCGAGAACATCGAGAACATCAAGCTCGAGACGGCGAAGGCGTTCATTCTGCGCGAGGCGGATGGCGTCGGCCTGTCGTACCACCGCCTGATTGACGCGGCGAACGAGTTCCTTGATCACGGCGACTACGTGGTCGGCGGCGACGAGATGGAAGGTGCGTGCCTGAGCTCCGAGTTCTGGGACCACTTCGAGACGGTCACTGGCCGCAAGGTAGACCCGAAAGATCGTGGGTCGTTCTTCTCGTGCTCGTGCTAGAATCACGACATGAGCATGATTCCAAGCTGGTTGCGGTACTTCCTCTTCACTGAGGACGACCCGCGTCGAACGCCCGTCTCGAAGGAGCCCGACCGTTCGGGCTGGACGCCACCGCGCCCAATGCCCCCGTCGCCGCGGCCACCAAGCGGCCTGGCGGTCATGGAAGAACGACTCGCGGCTCGTCGCACCCCTGATCCGATTCGTCGACCAGCTCCGCCACCATCGCGGATCGTGCGTGAGACCGTGTACGTCGACAACACGCCGATGTTCGGTCAGCCAGCCTCGGTGTTCGGGTACTATCCGAACACCGGCTCGTTCGGCTCCACGTCGCACGTCGTGCCTGACCAGCCAGCCTGCACTCCGGCCCCGGAACCGGCGCCGTACGTGTACGAGGACAATGGCACGCAGTGCGTCGCACCGACCCCGGCGCCTGCACCGTACGTGTACGAGGCACCTGCGCCGTACGAATCTCCGGCTCCCGCGCCGTACGCGCCCGCACCGTCACCATCTGATCCTTCATCGGATTGACATGTTCGTCATCAAGTTCACCGACGGCTCGTACAACCAAGCGCGCGGCTTTCCATGCCGGCTTGCTGAGGCCACCAGGTACGCGACACGTGCCGAGGCTGAGTACCTAGCACAGGACTTCAGCGATGTGGACGGTGTCTTCGAGATCGAAGCCTCTCCTGACTTCGTGCCGTTCTTCTCGGCCACCGAACTCGCCGACATGATCGAGGCGTCGGTCAAGGAGATGAAGGTGCTCACGCCCAGCATGGACTACTACGCGCGGGCTGGTGACTACTCCGAAGACACGATCACGTACATCGATCCAGAACTTCTTCTCAACCAGCTCAGGGGAACCACATGACCACCGAAACTCGAGTGATAGAGGCCGTGGCTGCCTCTTTGGAAACAAGTGGGCTTGACTTCACGGCTTCCAGGCTGATTCCATCAGCGATGTTGAGCGCCGATCTGGGGTGCGATGAGCTGGACCGCATCTTCATGATCATGGAGCTCGAGGACGAGTTCGAGATCGAGATCGATGACGAGGCGTTCGACGCGTGTGTCACGCTGCAAGATGTGGTTGAACTGATCGGCCGTGTCGAGAGCAGCAAGTGACTTGCGCCATGTGTGAGTGGATCAAGGGAGCTTCACTGCACCCGCGGTACGCTCAGGAACGGATGGAAGGGCCTGGGCACACGTGTCGCCCGGCCGTCTGGGACCGTGGGACGGCGTTCGAGAGCCGAGACCCTGACATCAGCTCTGCAGAGCTGATCGACCGGCTCGTCGTCTGGGACAAGGGCACCGCCTTTGAGAGCGCCGCATGAACCCCAAGCACCTGCTGTTCTGGCTCGTGTTTCTACCGCTCTCCGCGGTGATGGTCGCCGCTGACGCCTTCGCCTGGATGTGCATGCACTTCTTCGCGGCCTTTGAGGTGTTCGAAGAGTTGCTCGACCGGTACGAGCACTGGAGCTTCGACCTGCCGCGCAAAGACATTCCGCTGGCACAGATCTGGCGAGACGCGATCGACTCGTAACGATGTAACGGGGTGCCCTTCGGGATTGGTGTACAATTCACCTATCGCAACGGAGATCGCACATGACCACTTACGCCGCCCGCTACACCGGTATCGTACAGAGCAAGTTCAACGAGAAGTTCAGCTGCGTGCTCGAGATCTGGGTGTCCAAGCCGGGTGACGAGCCGTACCTCTCGAGCGAGGTCACCTCGGCCGCCGTGTTCGACACGCCGGAAGCGGCCAAGGACGGCGCGATGCGCGCGATCGAGAAGTTCGATCGCGACGAGATGTTCCCGAACATGTGCGAGGCGTTCTGATGAGCAAGCTCTCAGCAAGCCTCGAGATCAAGCGCGAGATCGAGGCGGCAATCGCCGCCATCGTGCAGAAACACGGGCTGACTCCCGACTTCCAGGAGTGGGACAAGAAGATCCCGAACACGTTCAGCACGACCTGGATTCGCCCGGCGAACGTCAAGTCCGGCGACCCGACGGTCACGTGCGAGATCAAGGTCGGGAAGTGGTGATGAGCCACTACGACACGCACCCGAACCTGACGAAGTACGTTGCGGCCATGAACTTCTGGGCCGCGCACGTCAAGGAACCGGCCATCGAGCTGCGGAACTTCACCGAGGCGAACCGCCGTTCCGTTCGTGAGCAGCTCGACTGCGACCTCTCCCCCGAGAACCTGTGCTGCGATGGCGAGCTTCGCGGTGCGGCCCTTGCCAAGAAGCTCGTGTACCTTCGCTCTGTTGAGCGTGAACTGGAGACCCTATGAACTACCCCGTGAACTTGAACAAGCCCCAGCCCCTCGACAACCTGCCGGGCGTCCAAGCCGCGGCGCAAGCCCTCAAGGACCGAATGGCCGCGCTGCGCGCTAAGCGTCCGGTCGAGGCGCCGAAGTACATGACGGAGATCGTGGACGGTAAGTTCACGGTGACCTCACTGTGAGCGCGTTCATTCTCGCACACCCGCTCATCGCGATATGGGGCCTTTGCGGAATCAGTCTCGTGCTTGTAGCGCTGTGGACGTTGCACTCGCTCATGGGCCTTCAGCGGAAGCGTGATCTCGCTCGGCTGCAGCTCGTGCCAGTGTCTGGCGGGAACGATCTCGGCGTTCAGATCGAGCAGACGCGCAAGCGTATGCGCTCTAGACGCGCGGCGGCGAACATTGTCGAGGGTGGGCGATGATCCGCCTGCTCGTTCGTCTGAACCCGATTGGTTGGTTCGCCGAGTGGTGCGCGTGTCGAACCATGAACCGGCTGTTGGCCGCCCGCCACGCCGAGGTCGAGGCTTTCCGTGCTGCCGTCGACGCGTTTGGCTTCGAGATCGAGAAAGTTGGCCTCGAGATCGAGAAGATCGAGAAAGTTCGGCGGCGCGTTCGTGCTGGGACTGGGTCATGAGCACCGACCTGCTCACCGCGCTGGAACACACTGACCCTAGCTGGTCGCGCGGCCCCGAAGAGATCGAGCGTCTCTCCGCCGAACTCGACATGGTGAACGTCGTGTCCACCGCGCACGCCGACGAGTTCCGAAAGCTGCTGAGCTTTCTGCTCGCAGCCGAGCTCGCCGCCCACGGTAGATTGAAGAGCAAGAGCTCGATCGAGCTTCGTGGGTACCTGGATGTGCTGCATGGCGAGATGCCGCTCGAGGCGTTCAAGGCTCGGTTCGGCCTGTGGAAGCCGTGGTCGGCTCGCGATCTGGCAGTGCTGAAGCTGAACCCGCTCGTGATCTTCTGCTACCTGCGCATGATCAAGGAATCTGGTCGCTCATAGCCCTCGCTCACCCCGTGAAGCCCGGTTGATCCGGGCTTTCTCGCTTGTAGAACCAATCAACCCCACACCAGGGTGACACGGTCGTCGCCTTTGTTACAATCTCTTACCTCTCCAGTGTTCCACGTCGGAGCGCTACCAACGGAGAGAGCAAATGGGTCAACCCAACCAAGAACCAATTTTCCAAACTTTTGAAGCAGCATCCGGTGACTGGGTCGCCGACATCGCCGCCATGCACACCAAGTTCGGCGTGAACCCCGTGATTCGCGGCCTCGACGCCGACAAGCTCCGCACGTTCCTCAAGTTCCGCATCGACTTCCTGCAAGAAGAGCTGGACGAGATGAAGGCCGCGTACAACAAGGAACCAGGCCAGGCCGCTGAAGACGTGGTCGACGCCCTGATCGACCTGTGCGTCGTCGCGATCGGCACGCTGAACGCGTTCGACGTGAACGCGTACGAGGCGTGGAACCGTGTCGACGAGAAGAACATGCTCAAGGACCCGGGCGTGAACCCCAATCGGCCGAACCCACTGGGCCTGCCGGACATGATCAAGCCTGCTGGCTGGACGCCCCCAACGCACGCTGACAACGTTGGCTTGCTCGCCAAGCTGTTCTGATCCCCTGAGCCGAGAGTACGGGTTCATCGTCAGCGTACGATACCCGTACTACTCTGGAGTTTCACCATGGCCAAAGCCAAGACCACAGCCGTTCCTGTCACCCTCAATGTTCCGATGGACAAGTTCATCAAGAACTTCGCCCAGCACCTGCAGTACATGCTCTCCGATGACTTTGGCGTGAACATCTCCACCAAGAAGATCTTGGAGCGGGCCGGCGAGAAAATCACCCCGCTAGTGACCAAGCACGTGCTTGCCGTCCTGAAGGAGATGGCGGCCGACATAGACGTCGACGAGCTCTCGTACGACGTCGACTTCGAGAAGATCTTCGCGGCTGAGATCGACGCGGCGGCGGCCAAGCAAGAGGCCGAAGAGAACAAGCTCATGGCGAACCGTGACGTGACGATTCGCGTCAGCGTCAAGGGCAAGGATCGCGAGGCGACCGCCCAAAAACTGGCCGACCTCGGCTTCAAGGTCGACTAAGGAAGTACATGCAATTGACCTCACGCCCCGTCGAGCCGAACACGGCCGACCCAATGGCCCGCGTTCAAGAGCTTCGCGCTCGCCTTGAAGCGTACCTTCCGCACCTGGTGTTCGAGTCGCTCGACACTGCCAAGGAACGGCTCATGGCGTTCATCCACGGGTTCGGTTCGTACGATCACCTGGTGCACGTGTACATGACCAGCGACTACGCGACTCACATCGAGGTCGGGTACCGGCCGACCAAGGAAGTGAACTTTTACTTCATCCCATGCACGATCAGCAACGACTGGTCATCCATCAAGGCAAGTGCAACGGTGTCGTAAATACGACATGGCCGTTCTCTCATCTCGCCCAGCTCCTTCAACCGTTCCAACCCAGCAAGAAGTGTTGGATGCGGCCCGGCCCGCCGTGAACCTCGTCATCTGGCTGAGTGGCATGATTCGCTATCCTGATGACAGCATCGCCGCCGTCAGGGGCGGCTTGCAGACGATAGAGGACGCGCTGGAGTGTCTGATGCTACCTGAGGTCGCCGTGATGGCGCTACCCGGAACCATGAATACCCTCGTGTACAACGTGGCCGTTCGACCTCTGCCGAACGGCCCATTTGTCGGGTGGCATGCAAGTTTCAAAATTCAGCCCTGAGCCAGCTGTCTAAATAGGGTACACCGAACAAGGCCTACCCATGCGCAAGTACGATATTGCTCTCATCTCCCCGAGCGCCTCTCCAGCGACTCCATCTGTCATTCAATTGAGCGCGACAGACGGAAATGTGACTGCTTCCTTTCACGGCAAAGAGTGGATCGACGCAAGCGGAGTTCGTTCACCATTTTACGCATTTGACACTGATCCGTTGAGTGTCACCCCTGCCCCGCCGGTCGGAACTGTGACGCTAGTCGCCACAACGTTTGACATCGGTGGGAACACAAAATACAATGGGCGGTACACGGTGTACACCAAGCAGAGCCTGGGTGGGTATGAACCTGCTGAGTTTCTAGCTGGCGCGACCACCATTCGGGTGAACGAGACAATGGCGACCAATGGGGTTGGCGCCGAGTTGACTGACGGATACGTGACAAACATCAGCACGTACGTGTTCAATGTGCAAGGGGAAGCGCCGCTAGTTGTGCTTGAGCAGCGAGAGTATGAGTCCCGCCCGATAGAGCTGTCTGGCAGACTTACTACAGGCTGGGGTGAGGTCATGTACCAGAACATGATCAGACACGTTCAAAACTTCGCGTCAGATACCGCGCCACCGAACCCATTTCTTGGGCAGCTGTGGTTTGACACCATCTCGGGTATTTTGAAGATCAACGTTGCGGCGGGTGCAGCAAGTTGGCAGCCAGTTTCGGCTGCCTCCGTTGGTTCGGCGTTTAGGCACACACAAAGCGCTCCAGCTTCAACGTGGACGATCACACACTCTTTGAGCTTGACAACACCCTTCATCGCTGAGAGCTCGTTCTACATCGACATTGGTGGCGGAGTGTACAAACCGATCCTGCCGTCGGACATCACGTACGTGTCAGCAAATCAGCTTGCCGCAACATTCAGCACGCCTGAAGCCGGTTACGCTATCATCCGGGGATAATCAACCCGAGATTCCGGGCCGTGGTACAATCCACGGTATGAACATCTTCGCCCTGGACACGGACCCGATCGTCGCGGCGCGCATGCACTGTGACAAGCACATCGTCAAGATGGTGTCGGAGTACGCGCAGCTCCTGAGCACCGCGCATCGCGTGCTCGATGGCAAGCTCGAGACCCTGACGTACCAGCATCAAACCACCATCTGGACCGACATGGCCGACACAGGTGGGGCGTACGTTCACGGCAGGCCGGGCCCGATCAAGACCCGCACCAAGAAGTTCTACACGCTGCCAGGCGAGTCCATCAGCTTGGAGCACGTCTTCCTGCTCGAGGACATGGAGACCAAGTACGTGATCGAGGTCAAGGGGCGCAAGTGCATGACGCACACGCACATCAACCACCCTTGCGCCGTCTGGGCTCGCGAGAACGAGGCGAACTACGAGTGGCTGAACCGCTTGTTCGCCGCGTGCCTGCTCGAGTACACGCGGCGGTACGGTCGCACGCACGCCATCGCCAAGTTCGCGGCGTTCCTGCGGAAGCCGCCAGCGAACATCAACCGGGCCGTCCTCTCTCGCGACGAGTTCGTGCAAACGATGCCCGACGAGTACAAGGTGCCCAATGATCCAGTCGCTGCTTACCAAGCTTTCTACGTGGGCTCGAAGGCTCGCTTCGCTCGGTGGACGAACACCCCCGTCCCCGAGTGGTTCCAACAACAAGTGGAGGACTATGATGCATCCCGTTTCGAACGAACGCGTTGAGTGGCTCAAGGCGCGCGTTGAGGTGCTGCGTGTTATGACCACTGAGCTGCGTGACCGACCACAGAAGTACATGCGCCCTGGCGTTGACAACTCGCTGCTCTCACCGGCGATGACCTCGATTCGCGTTGAGCTGCTCTCACTGCTGGTCGAGCTCGAGGTGCTGACCGAGTTCATCGCGAAGCACAACGCCGAGAAGCTCGAGCTGGCCCAGCGCCAGCTCGACGACAACGCCATCGATCGCCGCTGATGGGCGCTCGTCTTGACACCGTCTTCGTGGTCGACGTTGAGGCCACGTGCTGGAAGACCCGAGAAGAGCAGGGCACCAAGCCGAACGAGATCATCGAGATCGGCATCTGCAAGTTGAACATCCGATCTGGCGCCGTCACCGACGCTGCTGGGTACGTGGTCAAGCCACGGTTCACGAACGTCTCAGCGTTCTGCACCGAGCTCACGGGCTGGACACAGGCCGACATGGACGGTGGTGCTGACATCGGGCCGACGATCCAACAGATCGGCGACGAGTACGGCATGACCAAGGACCACATCTGGTTCTCGTGCGGTGAGTACGACCGCGTGAAGCTCGGCAGCGACGGCTCTGGTGGCTCGCTGTTCAAGCTGTACGGCATCACCCGCGACAACAACCCGTTCGCTCAAATGCGGCACTTCAACATCAAGACCCTGTTCGGCCTGAAGCACAAGCTCAGCAAAGAGAAGGGCATGGACGGCATGCTTGCGATGCTCGGCGAGAAGCTCGAGGGTCGGCACCACAACGGCGCGGATGACGCGTTCAACATCGCCAAGATCGTACGGAGCGTCCTCAAGTGAAGCGCGAATCCATGAACATGTTCCGAGTGCGGACCAAGCGTGCCCAGATGCGGTACAACGTCCGCAAGCGCCTGCACCTGCACTGGCAGAAGCAGTTCGACTGGCA